CGGGGGTACGTTATTTAGTAAAATTATTTTTATCACGCAGTCCGGAGATTGTTAATATCCCGAAGGAGGTAGATATTGGACAGGAGTTACCGGGTGCGAGTGGATATCAATATTATTATAGTGGGTATGCGCTTCAGGTTACCAGTGTGAGTTCCAGTTATGTAATTAACGATAATTTAACGATAGGTGAGAACATCAGTGGTCTCAGTGGGTGGACGACAGTTAGCGGCGAGCCAGCGTATCTGGGTAATGGCAGTGTTGGCAGCATCAAGATTGGTTTAGAGAAGGTATTAAAGTCACAGGTGGTACATGTTGGTGGGGTATATAATGGCAGTGGTATCGATCAGATTGTGTACCAGGAACTAGGTGGAGTACCGATAAAGCTCAGTGTTGGGGGGCCGTATATTTGATATGCCAATTACCGGTAATTTTAGATATCCGTCTCAGAAGTTAAAACCGATTACGCAACAATTCAGTGTCAGGGTACCGTTTGAATTCAAGGTAAGTTTAAGTGGTAATCCTGGTGGTGTGATACAGGATACTTTAGAGAATTCCAGGGATGTATTTTTAGATATTGTTTCCAGTGAGATTGGTGGATATTTGGACAATGCGATGAGTTCCAGCATATGGGGTTCTGGGGATCCGGACATTGTAGACAGTGGGAAGTTACGCAATTCGTTGAACATCAGTCGTAGTTCTGATGGCATTCAGATCAGTTACAGCGCACCGTATGCGGGATTAATACATTATGGTGGGTACATTGTACCATATGGGAATACGGCTGCTTCCAGGGTATATATAACGGGTAAACCGTGGGCGGAGTCAATTATATTTGGCGACGGACCAATCAGGGGGTATGATTATGTGGATGCGTATGACAGAGCGATCAGCAAGATTGTATAATTTTGTGATAAAATGGGTAAACTGGGTGGGTAAATAATTCCAGTAGGGATTAATTGATATGGGTAAGTTACCGTTTGTTGTTGAGCCCAGGTTAAAGCCAATTATTGAGCGTATTGGTACGGAGGAGTCAGGTATTATTGAAATTGAGCGCAGGGGATATTTAACGAGTGGTGAGAAGAATTTTGTACAGCAGATATTACAACAAGATAAGGGAACAATTAAATTAATTGATCTAGCGCGTAAGGTATCCAGGGAGAAGGGATATGAATTACAGGAAGCGTATGAATTAATTGTATCAACATTTACGGGTACAAATAAAAGTAATCAGGCGATTGAAATTGAAATTGAGTATTCGGATGCGATCCAGGATGCAATCAAGGAGATTACATTATCAAAGTCCAGGGAAGATTTAGTAATGTCAGCGTGTTTAATCACGCATCGTATTGACGATACGTTTGAAATTCAGGATATCATGGATATTCATCCGGATATTGTGAGTGGCATTGCGCAATTATATCGAGATGAGGAAGCGAAATCAATTGAGCGATTACAAGCAGCGGACAAAGCAGAGAATAACAATGAGCCAGTTACTGTTGAGCAAATTGAAAAAAAGCGCAGGGTGGCGAAGACCAATTAATACCATTTAGTGAATATTACTGGTTATTAAAGAGTGAATTTCCGGGTGATCCGGAGTTCAGTGCGATCAATTATTGGTTACAACCGTATGAATATATTATTGGAGCGGTTTTAGCGGTAAATGACCTGAGAATGCAAAGGTTACATGAATATGAGCGACCGATTGCGATGTTAGCAGCACAGCAAGCGGAGATGAATCGCGACAAGAAGAAGCGACGTAAACCATATGAGATAAGTGATTTTTACTTATATGTTGACGGCAAGAAGAGTGATTTACCGGAGGGTATCTATGGTGCTGCTGCGGGTAAATTGATCAAGATGGGTAAATATCCAACATGGGGATTATTTGTTTATAATGACTTAAAAGCAAATGCAAAGGATGCTGCTGTACCCAGCGATAAGGATACTGCGTTGTTGTCTGAGCCTGCGATTATACTGGCACCACGATTTAGTGAAGAGACGTGTCAGGGGATGTTAATTGCATTACATGCTGCGTCTAATCAAATTGTGGAATTTCATGATTTATTGGGTAATGAATATCGGATATTGGTGCCTGAACTTAAGGGGCAAGCAATTGCGGACGAGGACGCCGAACTCAGGGTACTGTAAATATTAAGCAACTCTTAAATCTGTATCATTTGATACACTTTCTGGTGTTGCTATCAACTGGTAGTCGTTGTTCAGCCATTGTTTGATGCGCCATTCGGCGGTTGCGTCATAAAATGGCTGTTGTCGATACCATTCGACCCAATCTTGGGATGCTTTTGAGTGATTACATGATACGCAAGCTGGCGTGACGTTATTTGTTCTGCCTGAGCCGCCTTTTCATTTCGGTCTGATGTGATCAATTGTCAGACTGGAGTCATCAATTGGCGGCTTACCGCAATAAGCGCAACAGTAATTCCACGCTTGTTTGATTGATTCTCGCCATTGCCTACGTGCTTCTTTGCGTGTCAAGGCGGACATATTAGATAAATAATCAGATGAATGCTCATACAGGGGGTAATTATCCCCAGCGGTCCAGCGACCCAGCATGTGATTATTTATTTAATTGTCTGTTGTATGCGATATTTTTACTGTTCAGATTAACCAAGGAAAGCCCAAGATCAGCCATAACTTGGTATTTAGATACTGATATAGAATTCCCATAAAGCGCTATTAAAGCCAGGGATTGTACTCGCCATCAGTGTATTGAGCACTCATTTTTTCTTTTTTTGCTAAGCGTTTATCACGTTTTTCCTGTCGTTTTTTCATGAATTCGTGTTCTTCATTGAGTTGCTTAATAGCTTCTGGTCCTAATCTGCGTACCTCAGTGCCATTTACGTTTGTAATCAGTTCTGTTAACGGATGGTCGGCGATGGTAGTGGGTATATGTTTCATTGCTATAAATTAATCACAGATTAAGTTTACCATTCAGGAAGCCTAGAGCGGATTATTGTATTCAGGGCAGTGCCACAACAATTAGTTGAATCACCACAAGTTATTTTCGATACCTTAACGGGTGATGCAACTTTTATGTCATATGTTGGTAGTTATATTTTTGCTGATGGCGAGACTGAGGTCGATGCCATCAGTATTATGAGTCCCGGTCAGGATTTACCGCATTTAAAGACGATATCTGGCATGGAAGTTGTTATCCATGATGTTGGTATTATCGACAGAATTGACTATATCAGTGATGTATCTTCCAGTTTAGCTACATGGAAATTGTATTTAATTGCGTGGCCACCAGCGAATGGTGGAACACTGACTGATGCAATGCGTCGTATTATTCAAAAATTCACTGGTGCAAGATCAATTACGATTCCGATCGAGCAAATTGATGTTGTTGGACCACAAATTGGCGCATCAACTCAAATACTGGTAACAATACCAGAATCCAGTATTGTTATACCTTAATTTTGCACAAGTAATAGTGTTCCATTTTAAACATTAAAAGCAGCATATTTCATATTGATATAAATATTTTTGGAATTCTAGGGTAACGGGGAAATACTGCCCCGGAATTGTCCCTTCGTCCCGGATGATCTCCGGCAGGACCCATTGGCTAACTATAGCGCAGCTTTTGGCTACGATGTTTATATCGTGCCCCTGGCATTAAGTTCTGTTGATACCGCATTCACCGGTATTACGACTGGCATCGGCACTTCTGGCGGCTTCATTGATCTTGGTACGGCAAATGCTAATGTGCTGGCTGCCAACAGCACGGTTGCTTACAGCAACGGTATCTTTACGGTTGAAGGCACTGCCTTTGACATGGATGGTACCGACAAGATCTCCCGTCTGTACGGCCTGACCAATGCCGCCCTGGAGACTGATACCAACTCCGAGGACATTGTGACCTACGACTCGGAGACCAAGGGTTTCAATGTCAGCATTGCTACTTCCAAGACCTGGAGTGTGTCGCTGTCTGGCGTGGCTGATTTCAAGGATGCTGGCTACCAAATCCTGAGACTGACTGAGCAGAACACTGTGGCTGACGGCCTGCGTGTGAAGTTCGTGCGTCGCGGTCCTACGGGC